AATTATCAACACGGTTGCTCGACAAACGATTTCAAAAAAATTCGCCCTTTGATTCTTCAAAGGGACAATTTAACTTGTGTAGGTTGTGGTACAAAGGAGAAAAAACAGAAGTTAAAAAATGGTTCCCTACGAACCAATCTTTGTGTTCATCATATCGACCACAAAAAGACAAACAATATCCCTCAAAATTTAATAACATTGTGTCGTCAGTGCCATGTGGCACATCATCAAGTAACGGACAAAGCTGGAAGGCTGAGTCCATTTCCCGAGTTGAGTTCTTTAGCGATCGAGCGGAGTATGTTTATGATCTTGAAGTACATCACATGAGTCATAATTTTATTGCAAACGGCTTAAATGTAGGTAACTGTATAATTGACGACCCGATCAAGAGCTCTGCAGATATTGGCAACCCCGATATACGTAAAACAATGCAGGATAACTGGAATGCAGTTATCTCTCCAACAATGTTTGAAGGTGGTAGGGCAATATGTCTTGGCACAAGATTCAGGCATGACGATATTCACGCAACAACTTTCTGCCCGCAAAACAATTGGATGCAGCTTGTATTGTCAGCAATCCAAAACAATGAGAAAACAGGTGAAGAGGAATCTTACTGGCCTGAGATGTGGTCCCTGGAATACTTGAAAGAAAAGAAACGGCAAGCACCTATTGCTTTCTCTTTCCAGTACATGAATCAAATCGTCAGGCAGAATGAGCTATCTCTGGCACCAGAGCTGCTTGTTAAGGCTGAGATCGCAACTGAATTCGATACCCTTGGCGTTGGAGTGGATCTATCCGCTGGTACAAAAGAGAAAAACGATTACACAGTATTTGTTCTTGGCGGAAGGATTGGCGATAAGATCCACATCATTGATTACAGACGTATGCGAGCAATGGGCAATCTTGAGAAACTTGATGCCTTAAAAGAACTGCTATACGACTGGTCCGTTATTGGTAAAGATGCGAATGACAACTACTTCCCGACCTTCTCTACCTGCGACATCTACTCAGAAGCTGTTGCGTACCAGGCTTCACTTGAAGCTGATTTCAAGAGAATCTGTTTAAATAATGAAAATTTATATAACCTGGTATGGCATGCGATCAAAGGATTCCGTGCAGATAAACTTGCCAGGTTCCGTGGAGTGATGGGACTTTTCGAGGATCGAAAGGTTATTTTTAATCGTTACAGAAACTTTACTGTTTTATTTGAAGAGATGACAAATTTTGGCGTAAGTTCCCATGACGACTGCGTTGACGCTCTCGTTTGGTTAATAAATGGTCTTATGAAACGCGGCAAGCTTCAGGTGGATTACTAAGATTTAAAATAAAGGTAACAAAAGATTTATTTGCCGTGGGACCAGAGTACATTGCTTTGGTTTTGACCTGCGTAATCAGCTCCGTTACTGGCGGCGGCTGGGTTGCTTCAAAAGTATTGGCCCGCTCTCACGAACGTGTCAAACAAGCTCATGAGCGCTTACGAGATTCAGAAATGAGACTCCACGAAGTCGAAGAGCAGGTCAAACGTATGCCAATTGAATACGTGTTGAAAGTTGACTTTCTTAGAGAAATTCAACAGATGCATGATCATTTTAAGGAAATTAATACTAAACTTGATAGGATGATTGAAAAATTGTTACGATGACTGACTACATCATCGAAATTCAAGAAGCAGATAACGGTGACTTATTCATCGAATTTCCTGATGATTTAATCGATACGCTTGGCTGGTTAGAGGGCGATATACTTGATTGGCGTATTAAAGATGAAGGAATTATTATTAAACGCTTAAATGATGCAGCTACGGTTGATGATTAATCAAAGATAGAATTATTAGATACGAGGATATTTGTATGAGACTTTACGGAAATACTGCCATGCCTGGTGCACCAGGTAATAATTTGTACGGGAGTATGATTGCTGGCGTTGATCTTCCCTTTGGTGGCGGTAATCAATACAGAAATCTTCAACAGCAATACCAGCCTGGTGTTGACCCTAGGCAATATGATCCTGTAAGAATTTATCCACAAACCGAACCAGGGCGGGAAGGAGCTATTCCTATTCAGTTCCAGAGAGTTGCTCTCCCTGGAGCAGCTGGAAATCTAGGTGGCATGGCTCAGCTGCCCCCTGGTTACGTTAAGAGTGTGTACTGATGCCCCAAAACGACAGCAAGTACACGAAACCTGAACTACGTGAGCGGATTAAAGACCGTATCATGGCAGGAAGTCGTGGCGGGAAGAAAGGTCAATGGAGTGCACGCAAAGCCCAGCTTCTTGCTTCTGAGTACAAAGAAGCGGGTGGTGGATATAAAGGTGGCAAAGGGGAAAAACAGAAGTCACTTGAGAAATGGGGCAAAGAAAAGTGGATGACAAAAGATGAATATGAGAAACGAAAGAAAGCTAAGTCTGCCGCCAAGAAATATAAAGATTCTAAATAAACGTCATTTATTGAGAATGTGAATAATGGAGTTAGCGGGTAAATATTTAAGCGAGCAAACTGGTTATACGCCAGACGTTTTTCCGGATCAGCGTCTAATGCAAGCGTATGCCAATCAAGCAACAAATCCTCAATTAAGGGCAGCTGCACTTGAGTTTCAGTATCCCTTTAAAATGTCTGATCTTAAAAATAGTAACTATACAGATGAAATTAAATACATAATCATGCAAGCAACAATGGGGACGATGGGTTAATCATGACAGATAAAGCAATTCAAAAAGGGTATACTAAACGCTATCTCCCAGAGAAGGCCTGGGCCTCATTGTCTAAAGATGAGAGGGAGGAAACGGATCGCAAGAAACGAGAGGGTAGCAGGAAAGGAAAACAGTTTGTTTCTAATACAGAAAAAGCTAAAAAAGCTGGTAAAGCTGCCAGGTCTGCTAAGATGTACAAAGAAAAAAAGAAAAATAGTTAATGTCCAGCAACGTCAAAGCCCGTCTTAAAGAAATTATTGACGCTTACATCGAGCGTGATGGTAGCGCTGGCGTTGACACAGGCATTGTTGCGTCTCATATCGCTCAGATGAAATTGTTTGGCATCCGTCAGGGTGTTGAATTTTTTCCCGCTCAAGACAACTTTGGTAACCAACGCAAAGATTTTATTGATAAAGTTGCTAAATATAACAAATTAGATACTCGACTTGATTCCATCTGGGATTACTTTCTTTGTGACGGTAAAGGAATGTTTTACATCCGTCCAACGGATGCGAACTACCGTCTTTATTACTTTCGTTCTCATGAATATCGCTCCTATTACAATACCGATGGAGAATTAGAGGAAGTCGTAATCATCTATAGCTATAAAGTCAAACGTGGCAATGGGTTTAATCAGGAAATTAATTCCGCAGATTTGACTGGATACGGCAATACTGAGTCCCAGGGGGCAAAGCGATACATCCGATTGTCCATCAAAAAAGATGTAATTGAGGAAACGCACTCGGAAGGAGAAATGTCTTTTGATAATGTCAACTACACGATCCCTGGCAAGACTAAAACATTTAAAAACACGTTAAAATTTATCCCTTGTGTGGAAATTTTTAATAATCCCAAGGGATTTTCAATGGAAGGCAGCGGTGATTTTGACTCAGTTGCCAATCACATTGTTATTCATGACGAATTAGTCCGCAACATGCGGAAGAATCTGCAATTTTTTGGTAATCCTACCCTTCTTTCTTCCCGTCCCAAGACTGATCTTATTGATATCGGTGGCGATACCGGTGTACAGCGCCCATCTATTGCTGCAAACTCTGGATTTACCAGTCCCATGGGGCTTAGCCGGTCAACATTTAAGCAAGATCCAGTATCTCGCGGTGTTGATGGGCAGATTCGGGTGCCAAGAGTCATTGCAAACCTGGAACCGAACGATCGAGTTGGGTATATCGTCCCAGATGCCATTAGTGGTGACCAAAATGCGTTTGTTCGGCAGTACCGAGAAGAAATTCGCACTGCATTAGGTGGTGTTGACGAGTTATCTATCAGTGCTGGTGTTACTGCTACGGAATATAAATCATTATTTGGACGAGTT